CATTTGAGTCTTGTGTTACCTTCGTTTTAAAAAATAATTTATTTTCCCATCTGACTAAGAAATCTCTTAAATCAATCGTGTCTATTTCATCCTCATTATACCACAAATGTAAAAAAATAACAGCTCTTAAATCTTTATGAGTTTTATTTATGATTTCCATTATTTCGGTTTCATTATCAGTATTTATAAAATCTGATAGTTTCATTCTTACAGACATAGTTGATACCATCATTTTACTCCTGCATCACAATATTTAGTTTGATTAAATTCACAAAACTTACAGTTCTTCTTAGAAGGCCGTTTTATATAAGTATATTCAGTATTGTATTCTCCATCAATAAATGATTCATCTATAAATTGATTCAAATTATTCATTACTTTATTTATCGATGGTTTACCACTTGCTGGACTAAATGTTTGAACTCTTCTTTGTGGAAAATCTACTTTTTCATATAATTTTCTTTTAACAATAAAATATTCTACATCTATTTTATCAACTGGTATGTCGTTTTGAGCTCCATAGAAGTATTTGTATAGTAATAATTGGTCTGTTTTATTCTTATCTGCCTTCATATATTTGTTCCAACCCATAGTCGATGTTTTAATGTCTATGATTTTATATCTATCTCTAAAATTATCATATATGACTACATCCATATAACCAATAAACTTAATATCATTTGGTAAATCATAATTAATCGGAACTTCTATACCAACTAACTCGTAATTTTTTTTACTAAAATAATTAGCTCTTTTCTTCTTGAACCACTCTAATATTAATAAACCATGTTGATAAAATTCTTCCATATCAGCTTGTTTACAAAACTCAACACCACCATTCTTTTCCATTATGGTGGTATAGTTATATTTCATTCTATGTAATAACATCTTTTGTAGTGGTAAGGCGTCCGCCATCTTTATAGTATCATTATACATTACTGTTAGATATGTTTGTAACACCTCATGCATAGATGTACCAAATAGGGTGTGAATACTATCAGTATATTCCCCTAAACCCTCTATGTAGTTTAGTTTCCATTTATGAGGACAGCTTATCCATTGGTTATACTGACTATAACTTATTCTTTTCATTTTCCCCATTTACCATTCTTTACGATAGTAGCCATAATACCATAATTAGATACATCCAAATAAGCATCCTCTAGTGGTTCGTCTACTGCTGATTCTCTATCATTCATCAACAAAGTTTTCAACCTTTGAATTTTATCATTCATCCTAAACCAAAGACCTGTGAGTGATAACTTAATCTCCTCTGGTGTTTGTAACATAGTTCCAACCGAGATATTACCTGGGCCATAATCGTGTTGTTTGTGTAGGAACAATTCGTATTGTTCTCGTTGTAATCTACGAAACTCAGCAGTCATAACAGGCCACTCTCTCTCCATCATCGTAATTATATCTTCTTTTTTCTTTGGTTTTTTTGAAGAATTATTTTTCGTATCTTTTATAATTCTCACTTTATTACTCATTGTGATTCCTCTTTTTAAATCTATAAGACTTTTATTGGACATATATCTCTCCATTATAACGACTAAATATACACATAAAATTATATATAAGTCAAGTGTTTTTTACAAATTTCCAGAGGGTGAACTTCCTACTACATTGAGTCCAGCTTTGTGTATCTTCTTTTCTTCAACACCCCATTTTCTACTAAGTTCACCTAATTCAAGCATACCACCTTCGGTTAACATTAACAAATCAATGTATTCTACAGCTTCTTTTTTACTAATTTGTTCGTGGTTAATCACTACATTAATTAACCAATTTGGATGACTCATATCATTTCTCCCCTTTGTGTATTTTAACCATTGTTTACCCTTTGGTAAAATGTTTGTATATAATTTATACAATTCTTTTGGTTTTAAATTATATTTTTGTAATTCATTTACTAGTTCAACCCATTCCATTTTCATCGATAAAAATCTATGTGTCATGTAATTAGACCATGACTTTTTATCCTCATCTGATATTTCATCCCAATAATTAGGATTCTGTACAGATGTTATTTGATTTATATGGTCGAATAAACTTTTCTTTTTTATCATAAATCTAAACGTGACAACGATTCTTCTTTTGGTTCTTCACTCATACGAATTTCACTCATCATAGATTTTGGTACAGTACCACAGTTACCACAACTGTAAACTTGGACAGGAATAATAGCCTCTTGACCATTTGGTGACATAACTGGTGATATTCTTTTCAAAAAGAAAGATTGAATAAAAGAATAGTTTCCACATTTTTCACATTTAAGTGTTTCGGCTTGTGTTAAATCTACTTTAACTTTTGGTTGTGGTAATGGTTTTTTTCTTTTCATATTCATTTTATTACTCCTAATAATTCTATTAACATAGCCATAGCATTTATTTCTTTATCTACAACTTGACTATCTGACAATTCATATTTAGCTAAAATTAAAATACATTCAGCCACATGACCTTTACCCCAATCATCCACGTCATCATACAACAAACGAAATAAATCGGAAAAATCTGTTATCTTATTATCAGCTAACAATTGTCTAATATCTTTAAAGGCTGTTTTTTTATTTTGTGTTTTTAAAATTTTTACTAACTTTAGTTTATAATCGTTTTGTAAAATACTACTAGTATCTAATTTAAGTTTACCATTAACTACATTTCTTTGTGAAGAATTTATTATTCTACGAATGTCTGGATAACCACTATCTATCAGAACTTTTAAATCATCCATTTCGTGAGTTACATTTTCACTTATTAAAATATCATGTGTGTGTTTAGCTACTTCACCTCTCGATGGTGGAATTATTTGAAATGATTGACATCTACTTTGTATCGGGTCAATAATTCGTTCAACATAATTACAAGTCAAAATGAATCTACAATGTTTACTAAATGTTTCCATCAGATTACGAAGAGCAGCTTGAGCATTTGGTGTAATGTAATCACACTCATCCAAGATGATAATCTTCATGTCTTTGAACCCAATTGTAGAAGCAAAGTTTTTTACTTTAGTCCTTACAGTATCAACATTATTCTCGTCTGAGGCATTTATATACATATAGTCACATTCTATATTCTTGACTAATAACTTAGCGAGAGTGGTTTTACCTGTACCGGCCTTACCGTATAATAAAAGGTGTGGTAAATCTCCACTCTCCAAATAAACAGATACTTTATCTTTGAGATGTTCATTCCCAATATAATTATCTAATGTTGTTGGTCGATACTTCTCTACCCATAAGGTATTACTCATTTCTTCTCCCATATCCAAATTGGTTCACAAAATCTTTTATCTTTATTTTCTTCAACAAACTTCATTGTCTTATCCTTAAATTGTATAGTATCCTTAGCTGTACCAGCACCACCACTATTTGGTCGTTTAGCCATCTCCATACCGATACACCCTCTATATTCTGAATCTCTGTATTCCTCAATGAATTCATTCATCGGGTCACATATCTTCAACCACTTAGCACCTTTACTGAGTTTAGCATTTACATCAGATATGTTAATACACAACTTACCACCACTTTTTAAGGTTGACCACATATTATCAATTGACCTATGTAAAAACTGTTTATTCCAATCATCAATGTTTTTTCCATATCTTACCCAACTCTGATTATCATCAGTACCATACCTCTCTATATTAAAATAAGGTGGTGATGTGAATATCATATCAAAAGTATTCTCATATTGATTGAAATCAAAGTCCTCAGCCGCTTCACAATGAAATTTAGTTTTCTTTTTATTTTCAAATAATGTTAGATGTTTATCATAAAATTCAACTTGTTCTTTATATATAGGATGATTTTCTTTTCTAGGATCTAGACCAACATATAGTTCTGTGTTCATACTAGAGTAAAATCCAGCCAATCTATCTCCCCAGCCCATTGAAAAATCCAACACATTTTTTACATCATAGTAATCATACATAGCCTTTGCTACATTAGGTTTGAACTGACTACAGATATACTTACGAAGTCCAATCATAGTTCTCAATATAGACCTATCTATTTTACTCAACTTTAATGAATATGCGGCACCCATTAAACTTTTCATAAAGTCAAATGTTTCCCATGTTCTTTTAGGACCTGGATAAGAACTTGATTCAACTGACC